GGTATGCGTTGATCGAACTGGAAACGGAGCAGGAATTCATGATTCATTGAAGACTGTTTGGGGAGATGTTCTTGGAGTAAATTACTCAACTGCTGCTACTGAAACTCACATTCTCGGAGATGATTCGTTGCCAGCGTCACAACTTTATTCTGGTGTTGTCACAGAATTGATTTTTGGATTGGCAAAGTATTTGGAGTTTGAATATCTAAAAATATCGCCGGGATTCCGAAGCGAAGAACTTGTAAGGCAGGCAACCGCTCGTCGCTACAAGCAAAAAGGCCAAGGATTGGTTCGTGTGGAGAGCAAGGGCGACTACTGCAAGCGCACAAGGCAACATTCCCCAGACGCATTGGATTCTCTATCATTATTAGTGTTTCTCTTGAGACAACGGGGAGGCGCAATTGCTACCATGAACGATGCAAAACCCACTTTGCCAGAACGAACAAAAGCCTTGCAAGGTATAGAAAAAATGGAATATGTTGATTTTTCTGAATAACTATGCCTAAGCCAATTATTGGAATTATTCCTCCGGGCGGACATCACTACATGGAAAGTGATGTTAAGATTACTGGCAGTAGTTATAAAAACCTACTCGAAAATGTAACGAATTATCGTGCAGAGAACTACATTCCAGTTGGAGATGTTGAGGGTGATGTAACTAACTATATCTGTGGTAATTGGCCTCACTTTTGCCATGGCGTTGACATGGTTGTTGTAACGAGTGTAACGAGTCCTACGGCCAGAACAGAGTTGATGAATGATATTTCTACTTGGGCTAGAAATATTCTTTACTCTACTGAGCGCAATCAACTCATTAGTCTTTGACAAAGAAAAATTGGCTGAATCAAATGATTTGCCAAACACTTGCTGGTTGAACAATAATAAATAATTATGGCAGATGTTTTAAAACCGCTACCCGCTTTTGTTACCGACATATACGCTAACAAGGCTCCTCGTATTACTGATAATCAGACGAAGCCGAGGACGCTTAATATTGAGATGGAGGATCGTTCTCCAACTAGCAATGGAGATACCGTTGATCCAAAAACGCTCAAGGTAAGGAGGACATTTAAGGACACAGCGCAAGCACATTCTGCATATCGTCGCTTAAAACAACAGAATGTTGAGCGCAATCGCAAGAATCAGCTAATTCAGAAAAAGCTAAATAATGAGCCTCCATATAGCGCAAAGAAGCTTGAGAGCATGGGGCAGAACTGGCGCAGCAATCGTCCTACTGGATTTTTGTCCACGATGGTTAGCCGTATTCAGCCTCCATTCAAACAGGTAATCGAACAGGCTCCTACTCTTACTTATACCAAGTATCCAATCGAAGGTGTAGATACGGAAAATAAAACTAAAATTTTCCGCGAAGAGATTACGAAATGTATCCGTGGTTGGAAAGGGAATGACGACATTATTGCTCAGGTTGTTCACGAAAACACTACCTTTGGTTTCTGCGGTCTTTGCTGGGACGATCTCCGTGATTGGAAGCCGGATTTCCTTCGTCAAGACTACACATTCTTTTCTATCGAGACTCCGCAGGAAACAGACTCAACTCCTATTTGGGGACGCAAACGCCGCTATCAGATCGCAGAACTTTTGCCAGTATTGGAAGATCCGCAGATGTCAGCAATGGCAGGATGGCACATCAAGAATCTCGTTAAAGCAATCAACAATGCTATTCCCGCTGGTCGCACGCTTGATGCTGATGATGATGCTCGCCGATATGAGGATTGGATTCGTGAAGGAAGTTACGGAGCCAGCTACGAGAATGACGCAAAATATGTAGAACTTGGTGAGCTTCTTGTTCGTGAGCCTAATGGCAAAATAAGTCGATTCTTGTTTGATGATAAGAGCGGAGATGAGATTTGCACTCAGCTTGACCGATATACCCGCATGAGTGAATGCTTGGCATTGTTTAGTGTGGAGATTGGCAGCGGTGCGTTGATGTCGTCTCGCGGTGCTGGGCGTGATCTTTACAACACCCATATTGCTGTTGAGAAGGCCCGTAACCTTGTTGTGGATAATTCCTACTTGTCTGGAATGCTTCTGCTCAAGAAAGGGCCAAATGCAAAGGCTGGAGCAACGCCACTTACTGTCCATCATCCTGTCGCCTATATCGCGGAAGGATATGAAGTCATTCCGCAGAATATGCCAGCGAATGTCGATGACTTCTTGACTCTGGATCGCTTCATTTCTGGACTTGCTGAAATTCAGATTGGCACATTCCTTCCTAGCTCTGCATTGGGAATGCGCGACCAGAAGGTTACTGCATCTGAAATCAATCGTGTTGCAGCTATCGAGAATCAAATTCGTGAAGGGATCTTGATGCGGTTCACGAAACAATATAGCAATGCTGTTGAGCGTATGCAGCGGGGCATCTGCCATCCAGAGCATATTAAAGCGGCATCTGAATTGAAGACGAAACTTGACATCGCTCGGCAAATGGTTCCTAACGCAGTTTGGGCTAGGGCTGATGTTGTTGACGCATTTGATAGAAGCGTCATGGAACTTCCTTCTTTCATGGTTCCGTTCCAAGTCCCAGAGCATTTGGATGAGGATGCGATTTCTTGCGTTCTGAACATGCTTGAGCGTAATCTTCCTCCTTCTGATATTCTTCTTATGGCTTATAGTCCTGCTGAAGAACTTCTGCCTGATACTCAAGCTCAGAATGATCAGATTCTTGACATGATGATTCAGCGTTACATGGGCAATCCTAATGTGAATCAAGATGAATTGCTGAAGTTGGATTGGAGCCGCAAGCTTGGCGAGAGCATTGCAAATTCGGTGATTCTACCTAAAGACCAAGTTGAATCGTTGGCAATCGAGGCAACTCGTCAGCAGATTATCGAGCTTCAATCTATCATCGCTGGTCAAGAGGTTCCTGTATCGCCACGCGATAATGATATGGTTCACTTGAGCGTAATGTCTCAGAAGCTAATGCCCATTTCATGGGACACGTTATGCAGGCAGAAGCTAAGGGTGCAAGCAGAGAGCAATTATCTGAGTTTCGCGCATCTGCTGAAAAGGCATTCATGCACCTTACCGCTGGTCAAGGAACTCCGATTCATCCTTCATTGCAACCAGCAGCAGCTCCTCCAGCAATGGGTGGACAGCGAGCTGGACGAGTTAGCCTTGGTCAATCACGCGAAGCAGGAAATGCAGCAGAAGAAATTCCAACTCAGTTTGGAATGGTTAATGATGTTGCCAATCCTCCTAAACCTCCAACGGCTGGATAAAACATTTGCATAAATAATAAAACAGAATATAAATTAAAAAACTATGGGTGGACAAACTGATGCAATGAAGACATACCGCGAGAACCAAATGAAAATTGGTGCTGGCGAAGCAAAGCCTATGTCTCCAAATGAAGCCGCTACTTATTCTCAGCTTGAGAAGCAGGGCATGAGTGGATCGCCAGACGAGTCTTTGAAGAATTATCTGAACGCTGCTCAAGGCATGTATGGTGACTTGAAATCTCAAGCATCAAAGATGATTAGCCCCAATTTGTTTGGGCGCGATACATCTGCCCCAGCAGTTCAAGAACAAAATAAATAATATATGAATTGGAAGTCGGAAGACTCTGCCAAGTTCCGTGATTACTTGCAAAAAAGTGGCTTTAAGCTAAAGGGATTTCTTTCAATGAAGGTGCGGATGATAGTTCTAATGGCAACTTCACAACAATGTAATTATGGCAACGATTAAGAAACGTTTTACAAAGATTGTCACAAATAAAGCTACTGGCCGCACTCGCACTATTAAGTATGGTCAAGCTGGCAAGGCTGCTGATGGTGGAGATCGCATTCGTCCGGGGACGAAAAAAGCATCGGCATATTGCGCTCGCAGTCTTGGAATCAAAAAGCGTTTAGCAAAGAAAAAGCGCAATGATCCAAATAGCCCAAATAATTTGAGTCGCAAAAAATGGCGTTGCAAAGGCGCGAAATCAATGAAATAAATACGCTATAAAGCATAAACAACTTATATCGAGTTTAGCGTATAACTTGGTATAATTAGATATAAATAAAATATGACAGAAACAGAAAACATCGTGGAGCCAGACGTTACTGGCTTTGGAAACCCAAGTCTTGATTCGGACAAGATTGATGACTCTACCGAACAGCAAATTGATAATTTGCTTGATGAGGTAATTAAACAACAAGAAGAACCAAGTAATGAAATTGAAACAAGCAATAGTGATGTTCCTGAACAGAATCTATCTCAAGATAATGTGGAACCTGTTCTGGAAACCGAAAGTCAACAAGCAACTGGAACAAGTCAAGTTGATCCTAGCCAACAGCAACAAGAGCAAAGGTCGGAAATTGACCCTGAAATCGCAGCTATTGAGCAACCCCGAAATCTTTCGGAAAAAAACCAAAGCAACTGGCGCAAGCTCCAAGAAACTGCAAGCTCCTACAAAAAGCAAGCTGAAGAAGCGGAAACCCTCCGTCAAAAGCTCCAAGACTTTGAGCAAAGGCCGCAAGCCGTCCCGCAAGACTACGAAGAACTAAAGAAGTTCCGTCAGATTTTCGACATTAAGAATGATCCTGAGTTCCAGTCGAAATATTCTCGACCTATTGAATCTGCCAAGCAGAATATCTATGGCATTCTTCGTAAGCATGGGGCTTCAGAGGATGTCATTACCAGTATTGAAAAAAGCGGTGGCCCAGATAAAATCAATGATGCGTTCTGGAAGAATCCAGCATTCGATAACATTCCATTTACTGATGTTGAGAAGCTAAAGCGCAATCTTGTTGATGTAGCAGACCTGCGAGACAAGCAAGAAGGCGAGATTCAATATGCCGCCGAGAATGCGGAAAAGATTCTCCAAGAACGTGAGATGGAGAAGGGTCAATGGTATGAGAAAACTGTGACTGAAATTGATCAAGAAATTGATACGCTTACGAAGGAGCTTCCTTGGGCTAGGTATGCTGAAATTCCTGAAGGTGCAACGCCAGATCAAATTCAACAGATTCAAAATCACAATTCTCGCGTTGCAGATCTAGCTGGAAAGTTTGAGTCTGCCCTTTGGCCTACTACATCTAAAGATCGAGCTAATGTTGCCGCTGCCGCTGTGTTTAGCCATGTTCTTTCAGATCAGTTGCGGACTGAACAGGCTCAAAAGAGTGCGCTTTTGGATCAAGTCAAGAAGTTGACCGCTGAGAATAACTCCTTGAAGTCGTCAAGCAAGCTTCCGAAACAATCCGTTTCTACTCAATCTGCAAATAAAACAAACAGCATGAGTGATCGAATTAAGATGAATGCTTCTGATGCTATTGACCTTGGATTGGATGAAGCTCTTGGTGGATAGTATCCTTTAATGATACATTTGCCCTTGTAGCTCAATGGTTAGAGCAGTCGGCTCATAACCGATTGGTTATAGGTTCAAATCCTGTCGGGGGCATTTATATTAAAATTACAGAAGTTAGTAATAAATTATAAACGTCATAAACTTTGTATAAATAAATATGGAAACAAAAGTATCTCCAGACGAGAAAATCACAATGAACGCGCTAGATTCGGCTGATCCATTCTCTAGGCCGGGACGGAAAACTCAGCCTTTAAATCAACATATCCCTAAAGGGCCAAAGCGCGATTTCTCTCACTATGACGATCCACAAGAAATGAAAAAGCCAGAAGTTAAGAAGCAAGAAGTAAAAGAAGAACCAAAAGTGCAAAAGCGTGGTCGTAAGCCAAAGCAAGATGTGGAAAAGGTAGAGGAATACAATAATCCTATTATTGAATCTCGCAATCAAGATGGAATGCCTTCATATCGTTGTGAGTTTGCAGGCAGAGACATATTCGTTGGATTTCCATGTTACAAAACGACTAATCCAGTTACTGCATTTGCGCTTATTGCAATGGCATTGGACTTTGGAAAGGATAAAATTCGGTTCGATATGTCGATTGGTGATGCGATGATCTATCATTCTCGCAATAAAATTGCACAAAAGTTCCTTGAAACTGACGCTAAATGGCTATTGATGATTGATGATGACATTATTCCGTGTATTGGTCGTCCAAATTGGATGAAATCTACTGTTCCTAGTGCTAGGAATATGAGTGATGCCCCATTGCAGCGTCACGCGCTACAGAGGCTTATTGGAGCAAATAAAACGCTAATTGGAGGGGCATACTTTGGTCGTCAAGAAGGCGCACCGCTGATGTGTTCTGATCGTTCGCTTGAACCAAAAGCTCGCGCATACCAAGATGAGGTAGCTCCTGTTGATTGGGTGGCTACTGGATGTATGCTTGTTCACCGAAAAGTCTTCCAAGACATCGAAGAAAAGTATCCAGAACTAAAATCGCCAATCGCGAATGGCGAATTTGATTACTTCCACCCAATCAATTCAGCAACTGGCGAGGATGTTTCGTTCTGCAAGCGAGCAAAAGAATCTGGACACCAGCCATACATTGATTTGGGATTGCCAGTCTTCCATGTTGGTTACAAGGTTTACTAAAAATGAAAAATATCTACGCATTTTACACTAGCATTCAAACTGCAAATCAAAATGAGGAGTTTGCTTGCTCAAATTGGTGGAAAACATCATGGGAAAAACTCGGATGGAAAGCAGTCATGCTCAATCGTTCCCATGCTCAAGGCTCACATCTCTACAATAAGCTTGCATCAAAGATGATGAATGCTTCTGGAGGTCTTTCTCCAGAGCGCAGGAATGAGTTGGACTGGCTTATGGCTCGATTTACTCGTTGGTGTGCGCTTCATGCTGCTGGAGGTGGCTGGATGAGCGACTACGATGTGTTCAATCTTGATTTTTCTCAAGATAAAGCTGATGAGATTGAGAAAAAGCAGTCTCTTTATGTGTGCGGAGAGCCAGCATACTTGTTTTATGCAACACGCGATATGTGTTCTGCGGCGATTATGAAATTTATCTCCGCAGAAATCTTTAATTTGACGGAAAAAGACATGGTAAATTCCGACGACAAGGATTTGTCTAACAAATTAGTCAAACATTGCCAGACTACAGCAAAAAAGAAGAAGTCTGAAGTAATGCAGTCTCTAGCGTGAAAAGGTTTTTACATTCTGGTCACATCGGAGACATCATAGCATTTCTTCCATTGATGAGGAAGCTAGGTGGTGGTCACTTTGTAATCACAGACCACAATAAAACTCCACAATTAATGATGGAGGGGTTCAAATATGAGTCCTTAAAGCCATTATTGGAGTGCCAAGACTACATTTCTGGCGTTTCTTTCGAGAAACATCCAACAAACATAGATTTCGATGTTACTGGATTCAGGAAACATTGGGGAAAAGGAACAATTATCGAAATGCAGGCTATGGAGCTTGGAATTTCTCCTTGCATAGAAAAATGGCTTGAAGTTAAGCCTGATTTGAACTTACAAGGGAAAATTGTATGTTGTAGGTCAACTCGCTATCGCAATGATTTGTTCCCATGGCGGGAACTTATTGATAAAATCCGTGATCGTGTTGTTTTTATCGGAGTGCATGACGAATATGGCAATTTTGTCCAGAATTTCGGGAAAGTTGACAGATTTCTCACAAATAATTGCCTAGAAATAGCTCAGGCTATTGCTGGAAGCGATATGTTCATTGGGAATCAATCATCTCCATTCTGGATTGCGGCTGGATTGCACCATCCATTGATCCAAGAGACTTGTTTGGATGTTCCAGATAGCATTGTGAGCTATAACGCGGCGCATTATTGGCTAGATGATATTAAAATTATTAATGACATACTAAAATGAAAGAATCTAGCAAGGCAATGGAGCGTAGGATTAACTCAGAAAAAGGTGCATTTTTTTCTAAGATATTCAAAGGCGAAGGAATCGATATTGGAGCTGGAGACGACTTGATTAAGGCTCCAAATGTTCGTGGATTCGATATGGAAGATGGAGACGCAAATCATCTTGACCAGTATTTCCCAGAAGAGTCATTCGACTACATTCATGCCTCACAATGCTTGGAGCATATGCACGATCCTAAAGCCGCTCTTAATTCTTGGCTGAAGGTTCTACGCAAGGGAGGTTATGCTGTTGTCTCTATTCCATCTTGGGAATTATACGAAGGGATGATTTGGCCTAGCCGATTTAATCCAGACCACAAATCAACTTTTTCTCTTTGGCAAGAAGGTTCACCAGCGCCAAATCACGTAAAACTTCCAGAGTGGTTAGAAAAGTTTAATTGCGAGATTGTGTATTGTGACCTCATTGACACAAACTATAATTACAAGATTGGGACTCGCGTAGATCAGACATATCCATACGAAAATCGCGTTGAAGCATTCATTGAATTTGTTCTTCAGAAGAGATGATTTGGCTATCTCGACTTAATTCTGTTGTCTTTATCGGGCCGCACTAACACTCTATATTTACCCTCAACAGAACCTTCGCCCGTATCGCTACGGCGTGTATCTATTTCTAGCGACTGGTTGGCATGGCTTCATCATTCCAGTCCGTGCGTTCTGCAATGGCAAGTGCAATCATTGTTTCGTTGCCATGATCTCGGTCATATTTCGCTCACCGATATAGCATCCTTGCGAGCTACTTTTGGGAACTGCCATTCGGCTTCATGCAAAAGGAAAAACCCGCCTTGATAGAAGAGAATATCAAGACGGGTATCCTTTGAGGGAAAGTCGTGCTTTGAACTCTCTTCAGTTCAAATCAGAATGCAAGCAAAATAATTCTTTTTTTTCCAATGTCAAAATATTTTTTATATTTTTTCAAAAAAACCTTTTGACTGTTTTTCAGAAATGAGATATATGCGCTTCATCTCGGCAGGCTGTTTCCGTATAGCAGTGAATCCGTGGTATTCACAGAAACCACAAAACAGGACGCAATAATAAGCCCAGCGTTCCGGGGCGAACAAACAAGAAAAAGAGCATGACGATCATTTAGGTGGAATCACCGAAATGTGCAAACTTGAATGTCGCCCAAAGTTTTCTAAACGGAGGGTAGTTCAAGCAGAACAAAACCCAAAAACAAAAACTAAACTAGAAAACTAAAATTATGCCTAACGATTGTATCCCATTGGCCGCGATTCAAGACTTCGCTTCCAAAGACGTAAACCGCATCATCGGTCAGATTGGCCGTGTGCTTGCTCGCAAATCTCCTTACATCAACTCGATTGATGGTGGAACTCTCCCTAACGTTTCGGACGTTGTTCGTAGCGTTGTTGAGGAAATGGCTGTTCCAGCCGCTTCGCTCGCTTCCCCAACCTTCGTGAATGACACCACCCTTTGCGGTGTTGGTGCTACTCCTGATCAAGTTGGTTCGACTGAGTATCAATTCCAACTCCAAACCCTTCGTGGTGCTGGCCCCCGTGTTTGCGTCAAGCAAGCTCGCACCGCATTCAAGGGCAGCTATCTCCAAGCGCAAGTTTCGCTTGAGAAGACGATCCTTCAGATCATCAATGCTGACATCCGCTTCCAATACCTGATTCAGTCTGGTGTTAAGTATGTCGTGAACAGCACCCAATCGTTCTCTGCTAACCTCACTGGTGACATGCAGCAGATCAACACCCAGTTCGCGGCCATCCTCCCTGATGCGCCAATGAACTTCAAGACCCTCTATCGTATTGGCACCTTCCTTCGTGAAGAGATGCTTGCCGAGCCTTTCGCTACGAAAGACGGCGAGTTCTTCCAAGTGCTTGCTTCTGCCGATCAGATCGAGAACTTCCGTAATGACGCTGACGTCAAAGAAGACCTCCTCTATCTTACCGCTGGTAGCTTCAAGATGGGTGAAGAGGCCATTGCTGGTTATCAGTTCATGGGCTATCGTGGTTTCGCTTTTGGTATCGACCAACAGCCTCTCCGCGCTACTGGCTTCGATGGTTCTGGCAACCTCGTTCTGGTCAACCCAATCGTTTCGACTGCCGTGACGAACGGTTTCGCTCAACGCCGCAATCCGGCTTGGGTTTCCGCTCCTTACGAAGTTATGTTCGTTATCGCTGGTGAAGCCTTCAAGCGTCTCATTCCTGAGCAGTATGTTGGTGAGGGAACCTTCAAGTTCGCTCCTCAGCTCGCATCCAACCGATTCGTCCACAGAACGTTTGCGCGGTTGTTTACAAGCGTTGCCCATTTGATGGCAATCCGCTTCCCTGCTCGACTTCCTCGACTGGTCTGTAATCGTGTAGGTTGATATTGGCGGCAGAGTTATTATTTGACTCTGCCGCCCCATCAGCTTACAAATTAAAATTATGGAAAATATCCCCTCGATTCTTGATACTGCAAAGTATCGCCATCTTGTTCTCGATGGTATAAATGGAGTTTCAACATCACTTGCAAGTTTGCAAGGCTTTCAAATTCCAGAATATGATGAACTTGCTTTGACTTACTATGGTTCAACTAATAATATTGCTACTGTAGTTTATAGTAAAGCATCTGTTGTTGTCGCTACACTTACATTGACATATTCTGTGCAACCACCTACTGCAAATGATGCAAATCTTGTAATGGTAAGCATAGCATAATATGGCAGTTAGATTCAATCCATTTACAGGCAAGCTAGATTTTAGCCCCAGTTCATCGCTCACAATTAGTGAAGACGGAACACTGTCTAATGGAAATGAAGTTGCTCAAATACAAAGTGGAGAGCTTACAAATGTTGCTGAAATAGATGCTGGAGAATACAATGAATCACCTTAAAACTTTCTGAATAACCAGAAAAACAAAAAAACAAAACAAAACCCCAAAACAAAATAATAAAAAACTATGGCAAATCCAATCATTCGCATTAAACGCGGTTCAACGGCTCCAGTAAGTCTTTCTTCTGGTGAGTTGGCAATCGACCTAACAAATAAAAACCTTTTCGTTGGTAAAGCTGACGGATCAGTTCTCGCTATTGGCGGTGAAGGCACCTTCGCTACCAAGAGCTATGCTGATGCTGCTGTTTCTACCGCAAATACCGCTCTTACTGCGGCTATCGCGGCTGAAGAGGCTGCTCGTATCGCTGCTGACAGCACTCTGACCAGTGATCTCGCTACTGAAGTTTCCCGCGCTACCGCCGCTGAAGGCGTCATCGCCGCTAATCTCGCTCAAGAGCTTCTTGATCGTGCCAGTGCTGACACTGCTCTCGATGGCAAAATTACAACTGAAAAAAATCGCATTGATGCGATTCTTTCTGCCGCTGACGCCGATAAGGATAGCTTTGCTGAAATCGTAAGTCTCATCAATTCAGTTGATACTGCCAACGACTCGGCTTTTGCTAGTTATGTTTTGAGCAATAATGCAGCTCTCGCCGCTGAGACATCTGCTCGTCAATCTGCTGATTCTACCTTGACCAGCGATCTCGCCGCAGAAGTTACCCGTGCAACTGGTGCAGAAGCAACGCTTACTAGCGATCTTTCTGCTGAAGTAACTCGTGCGACTGCCGCTGAAGCTACTCTTACGAGTGATTTGGCTGCTGAAGTTACTGCCCGTATTGCTGATGTGGACGCTGAAGAGACTCGTGCTCTTGCTGCTGAATCCGCTCTTAGCACTCGTGTTACTGCGCTCGAAACCACCATTGATGGTGGAACTTACTAACAAAAAATAACAAAGACCTCCAGAGGTTCTATCCCTCTGGAGGCACCATTCTATAATGGCTAATCCAATCATTGTGCCTAAAAAAAGCACAGTAAGTTCTAAAGTTCCAATAACTTCTGACCTTGCTCTTGGCGAGATTGCAATCAATCACGCAGACAAAAAACTTTACGCTCGTCACCCAATTACGGGAGCTGTTCAAGAAATCGGAAATCTTACAGCACACTCACACGATCAGCTAATTAGTATTGATTCTACGGCTGACCTAGAACTTCAAAATAATGGCTCTGTAATTATTACTGACGGAGCTATTCCGACAACGCTTGCATTATCTTCTACTTCAGCTAGAACTATTACCCTTCCAGATAAGACTGGAATAGTAGCTTTGCTAGATGATATTAGCGGCGGTGGTGGTGGAGGAGGAGTAACCGTTTCATCAACCGCGCCAGTATCGCCATCCGAGGGAGATCTTTGGCTGGATTCCGATACATTTGAATTATTCGTATATTACGATAATGCATGGGTGGAATTAATTGATACAGCGCATACTCATACATTTCCAATTGAGATTGGACTTGCGGCATCAGATGAAACTACCGCTTTAACCACAGGAGCGGCCAAGGTCACATTCCGCGCCCCATGCGCTATGACACTTACAGCAGTTCGTGCAAGCGTAACAACTGCCCCAGTCGGTTCTACGATCATCGTAGACATCAACGAAAATGGAACATCAATTCTTTCCACTAAACTTTCAATCGACGCTTCAGAGAAAACATCAACAACCGCAGCCACGGCAGCAGTAATCTCTGATTCTTCTATTGCGGACGATGCAGAAATCACAATAGATATCGATCAAGTTGGAAGCACAACAGCAGGAAAAGGTCTCAAAGTCTGGCTCATAGGAACCCGCTAATGTTTCTCATCAATCCATATCGGTTTGCGTTGACAGATTTTTTAGAAGATGCTGACGCTACAGCTTATATATCTGCGATAGAAACTGCTGATGGACAACCGTTGGAGTCTGCCGTCAAAACCGCAATCAACAATTTTGTGGTAGGATGCAAATCGGATGGCATCTGGAGCGCAATCAAAGCCTCCTGCATTCTCGCGGGAGCACGCACTCTCAGCGGTGCGCTTGTGCCGCTGGTTGGGGCTGCACCGACTAACAATAATTTCGTGAGCGGCGATTATAATCGCGAGACAGGGTTGAAGGGTAATGGATCAACGAAATATCTGAATTCAAATCGAGCTAACAATGCCGATCCTCAAAACTCCAATCATAATGCCGTTTATGTTACAGAAGCCATAACAGGAAGCAGGGCCTATATTTCAGCGGATACTGGAAGCGGAACAGGGCGAAATAATATCTACAAAGACGCCGGGCAAAATCGTTTTTTGAATTTAAATAGAAGTTCGACCTATGCGAGCCTAGCCGTTGGCAGCGCGCTTTCAACGGGGTTGATAGCAACAAATCGCTCAGTATCAACAAATGCGGTTTTTCGAGTAGCTGGCACACAATACACATTTGGCGGAGCCAGTCAAGCTCCAAATAGCCTACATGTTATGGTTTATCGTTCGTCAACAAATAATTCAAACGCCCGCCTCTCCTTCTACAGCATCGGCGAATCCCTCGACCTCGCCGCCCTCGACACCCGCGTCAGCACCCTCATGACCGCCCTCGCCGCCGCCATATGACACTCGCCGACCTTATCCAACAGCCCGTCAGCTACGAAACCGCGAAAGACCTCGCGCTTGTTTTCTCGCCCGAACTCGCCGCGCAACTCGCCGCCGTCCAAAGTGAGCATGGCAACCCGCGCCATGTCGCCAGCCCCGTCGATCTCACCGATGGCCGCAAAATGCTCTGCGCGGATTTGTTGACAGAAGTGGGTCAAGGTGGATTGTATTCTGGAGGATTCTCACATCTTCCAGTAGAGCTATTTTCTCTTGTGCAAGTAATGCCAATGAGCGATGCTATTTTATTGCTACCAAAAACTGAAGAAGAACCATGATAGACTTCCCAAATTCACCAATACTCAATGAAGAATTCACTTCTGGTAATCACACATAGAAGTGGAGCGGAGAAGTATGGAATATTCTATCATCTGATATTATTCAAGTAACTTTGGAAGAATATAATAATCTTGGAGAAAACATTAACTTAAATACGCTTTATATTATTGTAGGATGATTTTAACAAACTCTAACGCAGCAAAAATAGGGGGAAGCAATGCTGGAACTTGGACAATAGGGACACTTACAGGAGTTCCCGGCGGAACAACGGCGACCTATAATTCAACAAACTCAACCCTCTCAGTGACTGTCCCATGATAATTCCTCCAAGTGCAAATGGCTGGTCATACGACGATTCTGTAGGAAAATGGAAATTGGCATATGAAGATAAAACAATTATTTTCTACCAACAAACAGACCAATCCATTGCAACTCCTCAAACATTATTTGTAGGGACACACGAAGAATGCGAAGAGCAGATTGTGAAAGAAGGCTTATCTTGGCCTGTTGGCCCTGACATAACTGCTTGACAAAATAATTTAAAAAAAGGAACAATAAAATATGGCACTCACATTTAACCCATTTACTGGAAAGCTTGACTTCACTGGAAGTCAATCCAGCGCAGCAATTGGGGCAACTGGAGCCACAGGCCCATCTGGAGGCCCAACGGGTGCTACGGGAGCCACGGGGCCAATCGGAGCGGGAACAACTGGGGCCACGGGAGTTGCAGGAAATGATGGTGCTACTGGTTCTACTGGCGTTGTAGGAAACGATGGAGCAACTGGCAGCACAGGCATTCAAGGGCCAACTCCATGGACATTGCCAGCGACAGTATATGACAATGGTGCTTCCTATAACCTTGGTGCAGCAGTAACTTTTCAAGGCGGTTATTATTACAGGACAGGAAACCCACTTAACCCCGGATACCCTCCAACACCCGGATCAATAAATGCTTCATGGACACCAGTGGCAGATGGTGGTGCTACAGGCCCAGATGGAGCCACGGGAGCCACAGGCGCAACTGGCGCAACTGGCGAAGGGGCCACGGGAGCCACAGGGGTTGCTGGAAACGATGGTGCTACTGGAAGCACGGGGGCCACGGGGTTAGAAGGAAGCACTGGTGCTACAGGATTTGAAGGAAGCACGGGCGCAACAGGGGCCACTGGTATTGAAGGTGCTACGGGTAGCACTGGAGTCCAAGGTGACATTGGAGCAACTGGAGCAACTGGAGTCCAAGGTGATGTTGGAGCCACAGGAGCTACTGGCGATCTCGGAGCCATGGGCGCGACTGGTGCTACGGGATTGACTGGGGTTAGAGGGGCCACTGGAGCAACTGGAGATATTGGGGCAACTGGAACAACGGGATTACAAGGAGCAACTGGTTCAACTGGCCCTGCTGGTGCTGGTGGTGCATCTGGTTTTTACGGATCGTATTTCAGCAATGTTGACCAAACTGCTGTTGTGGCTAATACCGCCTACGCAATGACAGTAAATAATGTCATAGGACAAAATGGCATTTCGGTAGTTAGCGGATCACAAATTACTTTTACTTCGCCGGGAACATACGATATCCAGTTCTCCGCTCAATTTCATAACAATGGTGGTGGTGGGTCTGGTAATACTGTCCAAATCTGGTTCCGTAAAAATGGAACCGATCTTCCAGATTCCGCTACCCGTATATCTGTTCCAACGAATAATCCTTATGTAGTAGCGGCATGGGACTTCATGGACAACTTTGTTGCTGGAGATAATTTCCAGTTGATGTGGTCAACTGACAATACAAACATCGGCATCGACCATAATACAGCAGTCTCGCCTGCTCCAGCGATCCCATCAGTAATCATCACAGTAATGCAAGTGATGTATAACCAACTTGGGCCTCAAGGCGCAACTGGCGTTGCTGGTGCAACTGGAATTGCAGGCGCAACAGGTGCGACAGGAACAATACCTGCTAATGTGGTTCAGAACAATCTTACTGATGTAACTCCAGTAAATGTTCTTCGTGCATTGACTCAAGCTGAATACGATGCGATTTCGCCAAAAGACCCCAATACCATTTACTTCATTAAAACATAATGGCTACCTACATTAAAGCGTATCAGGGAACGACTCCGCTATTCCAAAGTGATGCATCCACTTGGACGCGCCCTACGGATTGGTTGACATTGCCGCCCTACGGATTGGTTGACATTGCCCTCTGCCGCATCTGGGACTGTAAAAGGCCTTCATGCAGTATTTAACAATACAACCAACTTCGCTACTGTAAGAGCTTCCACATTGAGTGGAGCTAACTACACGATTGATTGGGGTGATGGCGTTGTGGAATCTGCCGTCAGCAATGCGATTACAAATCACAATTACGATTGGAATAATGTTTCATCTGCAACAATAACTTCTGGAGGATACAGGCAGGCTATTGTAACCATAACTCCACCATCTGGAAGCAGCTTTACGCAAATATTCTTTTCTGACAAATATACTGCCATTAGCGGATTGCAATCTTACAGCACGGGTTGGTTAGATATGAACATTAACCTACCGAACCTTTTGACTGGTCAAAGGTTGTTCATCGGAGGCGCGCCCGTCCGACACGCCTTCCTTGAAAGGGTAAATATTGCTTCATGGGGAAACATAACAAGTGCCGCATCAATGTTCTACAACTGCACAGCACTCCGCGAAATCAATTCTGCTCAA